CCGAATCCCCACATCGTGCTGCGCGTGCGCCACCCTGATGGCGTGGCCTGGCGCGTGGCCGACCGGGTTCTGTCGGTGTCTACCGAGGCCGGCGCGCCGCTGGCGGTGATCGACCTGCACGGCAAGAAGCTGGGCCAAGTGGCCGAGCAGCTGCAGGGCGCCGGCTGTCAGATCGTCTACCTGAACCCGGAATTTGCCCAGCGTGCCGGCGACGTCTTGCTCGATGGCCGGGGCCGCCAGTCGCAATCGAACGGGGACGCCCTATCGGCATTCAGCTCGGTGCTGTGGTCCCTCCTGGACGCCTTCGCGCTGGAGCTGCAGGCGGCTGACGACGGCGTGGCATCGGCGCTGCGCCAGCTGTACCTGGGCACCGCCGAGGGCGAGTTCCTGGAAGTGTGGGGCGATTACTTCGGCCTGCTGCGCCTGGCCGGCGAGAGCGACGAGCAGTACCGCGTGCGCATCATCACCGAAACATTGCGCCCGCGCGTGACCAAGCTGGCCATCGAGCGTGCGGTGCGCGATTCCACCGGCAATGACGTCGAGCTCTACGAACCCTGGAAAAACGTCTTTACGCTGAGTGAATCGGCGCTGAGCCGGGGCGACCACATGGCCGATGGCACCTACTGGCTGCACAACGTGGCCCAGCCGATATCGCGCCACCCCATCGACTGGCGCCGCCCGCTGGAGATCATCGAGCGCTCGCGCCCGGCTGGCACGATCATCGCGCCGCCGCTGTATCGCCCGGTGCTGCATGCGTCGAGCGATATCACCGCCGGCGGCAGCGTCAAGATGGGCCGCGAAGAACTTCGTTCGATGTATGCGTACCGCACGCCAGCCGGGCGCCTGAACGTCATGCGCCTGGGAGACAAGGAAGTGCCTGCGAAGAACTACAAGGCCAGCATTTCCCAGCTGACCACTATGTCCAACAGCGACCCACTCAAGAACCCGCACTCGATGCGCGCCGGCATGCGCACCATCCGCCGCGCGAACATCGTGCTGTCCGATGGTGACGCTATTGGCCGCATGAACGCGGTGTTTCAGCGTACCTACTGGATTCAGCCCAAGGACCGCCCGGTCCTGAACAGCATGCGCCTGTCCGATTACCACGGCCGCATCCACCAGGGGATGGTGGACGAGATCCGCACGCTGCTGGGCATCAGCCTGGCATTCGAGGACTTCGGCGGCGCCGTCGCATACAGCGGCATCGAAGAAACCCGCTCGACCTACCTCGACATGGGCCTGGTCACGCAACAGCAGGGGGTAGGCATCACGGCCACCCGCGCTACCCACGACGAGTTCAACAAAGTGATGACGCCGAAATGGTTCCTGTGGGGCTTCGGTGGCGCCTGCTCATGGGACCAAGAGCCGCCAATTGGCTGGGACGAAGACAAGCAATGGGGTGAAGGAATCACCCAATACCCGCCTCAGTCGTGACGACATACTCAACATAAAAGGAGCTTTCTATGGCAATTCTTACCAATTCCGGCCGCGCCGCCGTCGTCGCCGCGATCCGCACTCAACCGCTGCACATGGCATGGGGCGCCGGCCGCGCCGAATGGGACTTGACGCCCGAATCCGAGCCGATCCTGGCCACCGCGCTGGAGTCCGAGATCGGCCGGCGCGAGCTGACCCAATCGCTGTACTGCGTGCCCGATGAGAGCGGCGACATCATCGTGCCCAATGGCCGCTTCTCGGTCAGCGAGAAACCCACGAACCATCTGTACCTGCGCTTTAACTTCGATTTCTCCGACGCGGCGTCCTCGATCATCCGCGAGGTCGGCGTGTTCCTTGGCACCGTCGTCAAGCCTGGCCTGCCGGCCGGCCAGAAGTATTTCACGCTGGCCCAGCTGGAGAACCCTGGCCAGCTGCTGTCGCTGGAGCGCGTACCGAAGTTCGAGCGCAACGCGGCCGTGCGCCAATCGTTTGAATTCGTCATCACCTTCTAAGGCCAGCCATGGACCCACTCCTGCATTACTACAACCGCTTCAAGTCGTCGGACAACTTCGAGCACCATATGTTCCGTGCTGGCCATGTGCTGCAAGGCGCCGAGCTGAACGAGGTACAGAGCGCGGCTATTGCCCGCCTCAAGAGCGTGGCCGACGCCATCTTCAAGGACGGCGATATCATCCGCGATGCGCAGACTAGCATCGACCAGGACACCGGACATACGCAGTGTGGTGCTGGCGCGGTGTACCTGCGCGGCGCGGTGCGCGAGATCGCCGGCCATTCGTTCCTGATCCCCACGGACAAGACTGTGTCCATCGGCCTGTACCTGGTCGAGCGCGTCATCACCGAAGTGGACGACCCGAACCTGCGCGACCCGGCCGTCGAAGTCCAGAACTACCAGGAGCCTGGCGCCGGCCGCCTGCAAGTGACCGCCGTATGGGGCTGGCAGGCTGGCGACGTCACGGACGGTCAGCTGGGCGAGTTCTATCCGGTCTATGCGGCCGATTTCGGCGTCCTGCGCGTCAAGACCGCGCCGCCCCAGCTCGACAGTGTCTCGCAGGCCATTGCCAGCTATGACCGCGATTCGACCGGCGGCGATTACGTGGTCAGCGGCCTGAAAGTGTCCAAGCTGCCGGATATCGCCGGCGTGCAGCAATACAGTATCGAAGCGGGCGCCGCGCGCGTGGCCGGCTTCGCCGTGAACCTGCCGAGCTCGCGCCGCCTGCCGTACCCAGCCGAGCCGGTGCTGGAGTTCATCGATTCCGAGCCGAGCGTATCGACCACGATCAACGCCCAACGCATCCTGTTCGACCGCACGCCGGTGGCCAACATCACGCAAGTGCGCGTCACCGCGCGCACCCGGTCGGAGATCGTCCACGGCACGTTCCAGGGCGCCCGCGATCCGCTGCCCGAAAGCGCGGTGGTCGAGGTCATTGCGATCAACCAGGGCGGCACCATCAACGCCCAGGGCACCGGCTTCACCGGCGGCACCACCTTCGTGCAGGGAACGGACTACAAGCTCACCGGCCAAACCATCGACTGGAGCCTGGACGGCGCCGAGCCGGGTAACGGCTCGACCTACCAGGTCATTTTCCACCACATCAAGACTGTGGCCCCGACCGCTGTCGATGACCTGGGCTTCACCGTCACCGGCGCCGTCCAGGGCACGCTGGTGCAAACCTCGTACAACGTCAAACTGCCGCGCATCGACCGCCTGTGCGCCACCCAAGAAGGTCAGTTCGTCTGGATTGAGGGCACGTCGACCTCGTTCAACCCGGTGGCGCCAGTGGTGCCGAATCGCCACCTGCCGCTCGCCCAGGTACTGCAAACCTGGGGCCCGGACTCCTACCTCCAGAACGATGGCCTGCGCGTGGTCCCGATGCGCGAACTGGAGGCGCTGAACCAGCGCGTGGACCTGGCCCTGGACCTGATCGCCCAGCAGCGCCTGACGGCCGATGCGAGCTCGCGCGAATCCGCAGCCAAGAAGGGCATGTTCGTGGATGCGTTCATGAATGACAACCGCCGCGATGCGGGTATCGCACAGACCGCGGCCATTGTCGAGGGCGAGCTGATGCTGCCGATTGCTGCGCAGTTCAAGCGCCCATCGACCGATATCAAGGAATCGGTCGTGCCGGCAGGAACCCTGACCACCATCCTGCAGCAGACGGCCATTACCGGCTCGATGCTGATCAATCCTTACCAGGCGTTCGATGCGATCCCTGCGCAGCTGCTGCTTGATCCGCCGGTCGACCGCTTCACCGAGACGAAAACCTCTTACACCAGCGATCAGACCAAACAGCTGCTCAGCGGCTCGGGCCTGGCCACGAAGGTGACCGGTACCACCACGCGCACCGAAGTGGTGTCGAGCACCACCAAGCCGGCCGAGTTTCTGCGCCAGATCGAAGTGGCGTTCGAGATCGCCGGTTTCGGCGCAAATGAGCTGCTTGAATCCATCACGTTCGACGGCGTTCCTGTCGTCCCGAGCGCCGTCTAATTTAGAGCGAAATATATAAATGCCAACTACTCTCAAAGCCGACGCCCTGGGGCGTGTTTCCGGTAAATTCACGGTCCCGGCCAATATCCCGGCCGGCCGCAAGGAAGTGGTCGTGCAAGGCGCCGGCGGCAGCCGTGGCGGCGCCCTGTTCGTGGGCGAGGGCGAGGTGACCACGCAAGTGCTGCGCCGCGTCACCACGACCCTGATCACCCGCTATGACCCGCTGGCGCAGACCTTCACCCTGAGCAGCCCCGAACAGCTCAAGGAAGTGGAGCTCTATGTAACGGCCAAGGGCGCCAAGCCGATCCGCGTGCAGCTGCGCGAGACCTCGTTCGGCGTGCCGACGCAAGAGGTGCTGGCCGAGGCCGTTGTGCCGGCCGCGTCGATCACCGCTGGCGCTTGGAACCGCTTCCCGTTCGAGTCGCCCATCGCCCTGCCGGCCAACATCGAGTTCGCCGTGGTCGTGTTGTCCGACGAGGCCACCCCGGCCCTGGGCATTGCCGAGCTGGGCAAATACGATTCGGCCAGCCAACGCTGGGTGACGTCGCAGCCGTTCCAGATCGGTGTGCTGCTGTCGTCCTCGAACGCATCGACCTGGACGCCACACCAGGAGCGCGACCTGGCGTTCCGCCTGCGTGGCATGCGCTACACGGAGTTCAACAAGCTGGTCAACCTGGGCACCGTGGCAGTGGCCAACGCCACCGAGCTGCGCGTGGACGGCTTGATCGAGTCGCCCATGCCTGGCGCCACCGGCAACTACCAGCTGACCCTGCCGGATGGCCGCGTGCTGGAAGTGGGCAATGGCCAGGTCGTATCGCTGGCGGCACCGATCACCGGCAACGTCACCGTCCGTGCGCGCCTGACCGCCATCAGCGCGCTGGCGGCCATTCTGCACCCTGGCACCTTCGTGGGCGTGGGCACCATCGGCGCGACTGGCGATTACGTGACGGCCGCCATCGAGGCCGATGCTACCGGCGCCGATATCCGCGTGCTGTTCGATGCCATCATCCCCTCGGGCGCCACGGTCAAGGCGTACTACAAGGGCCTCGACGCCGGAGACGATTGGGTACTGATCGCGGCCGATGGCGTACCAACCCCGCTGGGCGACAACCTGCATGAGTACCGCTTCAAGGCGGACAACGTGCTGGAGGCTCGCGTGCGCATCAAGCTGGTGCTGACCGGTACGCCTGCAGCGCGCCCGCGCGTGCGCAACCTGCGCGTCACCGTCCTGTAATTACCTGAGCGCCGCGAATGATCGATCAAAAGTCAACGAATCGGCAGTACGATCTGCCGTACCACAGCAACGCCCTCGCGTTCGACTACCCGCGTGTGCGGAATGCAATCATCCAGATCGATGCGGATATGAAGGTGGCGCTGGAAGGCGCCGCTATCACGCGCGACGTCGTCACGGCGGCGGCGGCCGGCAAGATCCTGCGCCTGGATGCCGAGGGCAAGCTGCCGGCGGACATTACCGGGAATGCTGCCACCGCCTCCGAGGTGGCCTGGGCCGCTGTCACCGGCAAGCCGAACCTGAACCTGGCCATTGGCGATGGCGTCGGCAAGAAGCTCGACATTGGCACCGACCAGCAGTTCAACATCAAGCCTGGCGCGAACGTGGCGCTGGCCTGGGACGCGGCTACGCGCACCGTCACGATCTCGACCAGTGGTCAGATTTCCGGCAACGTCGACACGGCATCGCGCCTGCAATCGTCGCGCACCGTGGCGCTGGGCGGCGTCCTGACCGGCCAAGCCGATTTCGACGGCTCGGCCAACGTCACCATCAACGCCAGCTATGCCAGCCCCGCTATCGCAGCCCTGGCTGGGCTGGCCAGCAATGGCATCCTGGCGCGCACGGCTGCCGGCACCGCCGCCGCGCGCACCATCACGCCCGGCACCGGCATCACGGTGGCCAACGGCAACGGCGTGTCGGGCAATCCGACCATCACGTTGGCCAATACCGCCGTTACGGCCGGCAGCTACGGCTCAGAAACCGAGATCCCAACCTTCACCGTCGACGCCCAGGGGCGCCTCACGGCCGCTGGTCGCGTGACCGTCCCGGCGCAAACGTGGCCGAATCTGAAAGAAAAGCCTACCACGCTGGAGGGCTTTGGCATCACCGACGCCCAGCCCAAAGACGCAGACCTGGGCGCGCTGGCTGCTGTCACCACCACCGGCATACTGGTGCGCTCAGGCGATGGTGCGGCAGTGGCCCGAGCGATCACGCCAGGCGCTGGTATCAACATCGTGAACGGCGACGGCGTGTCCGGAGACCCAACGATTGAGCTTTCTGAAACTGGCGTTGATGCTGGCAGCTATGGTGGCGTGGGCCTCATTCCAACGTTCACGGTTGATGCGCATGGACGGATCACTAAAGCTGGCTTCCTTGATGTGCCTACCCCGCTATGGGAGCGCATCGGAGGCACACCGGCCAGCATCCGTGGTGTGGCCAGCGTGGCCTCTGTGGGCTTCCTGGCTTACAGGGGCGTGGGCTCGGCAGCTGCACGCTCGATTGCTGTCACCACTGGCCTGAGCATCGCCAATGCAGATGGCCTCAACGGTAATCCGACCCTGGCGCTGGCTAACACCACCGTCACGGCCGGCTCCTACGGCTCGGCCACGGCGGTGCCAGCGTTCACCGTCGACGCCCAGGGGCGCCTAACGGCCGCCCAGG